GGTATTGGTACGATTATCATGAGAACCTGCCCACAACGGCCACGGTTACCTATTATATGGAAGCCAATTTCCTGCAGGATTTAATCTTTGATGAATTTCAACAGGAAGGCATGAACCGGGGTTGGCAGTTTCCTATCAGGCCCGACCAACGTAAAAAACCGGATAAGTTTGCCAGAATTGAAGCCATAAGCCCGCTGTTTGAACGGGGGCTGGTGCTGTTTGCTGATAAGCTTAAAAAATGTCACGACACGGAAATACTCATTGAGCAACTATTGAGCTTTGAAAAAGGCAGCCGCTCACACGATGATGCACCTGATGCACTTGAAGGCGGTATATGGATGCTAAATAGATCATCCCGGATTAACCGGAGTAATTACAGGATACAACCACGTCAACAAAGGAGTTTTTAACCATGAGCATGTTTTTAACACAAACCGATTACAAAACACTCATTCAGGATCACATCTTAAGCCAGGTGATTAATGATGATGTTGAACTGCTTGATCAGGCAGAATTAATGGCAATTAGTGAAATGGAATCGTACCTGAGCGCCCGGTATGATACACAGGCAATATTTGCAGCCACCGGCACAAACAGGCATCAGGCGCTTGTGATGTTTGCCCTGGATATGACTATTTACCATCTGCACAGCAGAGTAAGCCCTCGCAACATCAGCCAGTTGCGTGAGGAGCGATACAACAGGGCTATTGAGTGGCTGCAAAATGTAGCTAAAGGAAAGCTGAACCCTGGTTTACCCATATTGAAAAACGAGGATGGTGAACAGACCAGCGTCATTAAATGGGGAAGTAACGATAAACTAACACATCAATTTTAAGCCATGAATAGCAAAACATTATTTCAGATAGGCAACTTTAAGCTTGCACGGCAAGAATCAGAGCCAAAAGTAAAAATACCGACACGCCGGGCGGTTGATTTAATTATTGAACAAAACCGTGCCAGGGCAAAAAAGGATATTGAAAACTGGAGGCAGGCACTCAATACAGCCGAACGTTATCCAAACCCACGCAGATACCTGCTGATGGATGTTTATCGTGAGCTGGTAATCGATGCCAACCTTACAGGACAAATAGAACAGCGTAAAGCTAAAACCATTCAGAGCCGTTTTTATGTGTATGACAAAGCCGGTAAAGCTAATCCGGATTTGTCTGATTTGTTCCGTAAACCCTGGTTCTTACATTTTCTCAACCATATGCTGGATGCCCGTTTTTACGGACACAGCTTGTTGCAAATTGACGGCGTTACCCCCTTACAGGGCAACAAAGGCGGCATAACCGATATTACCTTGGTACCCCGCAAGCATGTTAGCCCATCAGAAGGGTTAATCCTTGCTAATCCATACGACCAGAAAGGAACGAAATATAGGGATAATCGTGAGCTAGAGGCGTGGATTATTGAAAGCCCGGATTATCACGAGCTGGGTTTGCTGAATCAGGCTGCTCCCCATGTGCTGTATAAACGTTTTGCCCAGGCAGCATGGAGCCAGTTCTCTGAACTCTTTGGAATGCCGCTTAGAGTGGGCAAAACCAACACATCCAACACGGCAATGGTGCGCGATATGGAAGCCATGCTTGCCAATATGGGCAGTGCCTTTTGGGCGGTAATTGATGATCAGGAAAAAATTGAATTTATTGATACCACACAAAGCAAGGGCGAAGTTTTTGAAAACCTGATTAAAGTGTGTAACAATGAAATTTCAAAGCTAATTACAGGCGCTGTTATTGGCAACGAAGCACAGGGAGGTTCCAGAAGTAAGGAAGAAGTTGGTGAGCGTATGGCATCGTATATCATCCAGGGTGATAAAACCTATATTGAAAACATCATCAACACAAGGCTTATCCCCTTGCTTATACGCCACGGTTACCCGCTTGAAGGTTGCTATTTTGCCTGGCATGATGAACCCGATTTGGATAAACTCTGGAAAAACACGCATGAGGCCTTGCAGTATTATAATGTTGACCCGGAATGGGTAAAAGAAACATTTGGTATTCAGATAACGGGTGAAAAAGTTAACCCAAACCAGGGGCCACAACTCAGCTTAAACCCAACGGATTTTTTCGAATAAGCCCCGAAACACAGGTTAAAGGTTTCGGGGCAGCAATGGAAAAGTATTACCTGGGAATGAGCGGTTGCCCAATACACGGTAATACTGTTCAGCTCAGCAATGATATTAGTATGCCGGCATTGGGGCTTGATGATGACAGCATGAAACGCATTGCCGCCGAAATTACCGAAAATACACTAATTCACAAAGAGCTGTTTGATTACACCCACAAAAACCTTATCAGCGGCATAGACAATGTATATGGCAACCTAAAATATGACGACCCACAATTTAGCTTAGTGCAGCAAATGAAACGCAACCTGGCACATTTTGCCGGCTTTAAAAGCTATCATCAAACCCATCATATCCGGCAAGCCAAACCGGAACAGCTGCCGGCCATCAACGCCAGTTACAACGTAAACTGGATGCGTACCGAATATGTACACACCGTACGCAGTGCCGGGGGGGCTAAAAACTGGCAACGCTACGAGGCAGATAAAGATTTGTACCCATTTTTGGAATATATGCCCAGTACGGCAGCAGAACCACGCAATGAACATAAACGCCTATATGGAGTAATTAAACCGGTAGATGATCCGTTTTGGGATACATGGATGCCTCCAAATGACTGGGGCTGCCGATGTAGTGTAAAGCAGGTGCGCAACAATGCGGATGCTGTGGAACCACCGGAGGATATTAAATTGCCACCAAAAGCAATGCGCAACAACCCGGGAAAAACCGGTATAATCATTACCGACCAGCACCCGATGATTGGAAGAGTATCAGGGCAACAAAAACCATCGCTTTTAAAAGAAATACAACGTTTCGAATTTGTGGATAATCGCAACAAAACCATTGAGTATGTAACAAAAAACTATTTAGGGAAATCATTGCTACTAAAGGGCAATAAAATTAAATTTACAAAAGGCGGTTTAATGAAAGCTATTAACCAACCGCATAAAAATTATTTAATTAAAAATACCATTATTATTCAATTAAATAATCTGTTTAAAAACGCTTCATTTGTTAAATCGATAGACCCATTACCCAAAAGGAAAGCAACCATCAGAAAAACACATATCTATTCTGCTAATATTGCAGGGGAAAAGAACTATATATTGATTTGGGAGTACAAAAAAACACATGAAATGGTTTTTCATACTATTGTGGATAAATTAAGAAAGTAGCAATTAGTTAAAGACACCGGGATTACAGCCCGGGCTTTTCTAATCACTACTTCCAGTTACAAATATACAACAATATCAATATCAAATGCAAATAAAATTAATAAATAAAAATTTTACGGGTAATATCAGGCGGATGAATGAGCGTATGAAGCGGTACATGCAGCAAGATGCACCGCGTATCATTGGCACCGAGGCTGTAAATCATTTTAAGCAAAGTTTTGACGATGAAGGTTTTACTGACAAAAGCCTGAAAAAATGGAAACCTGCCAAACGTACGCAGGCATATAGCGAGTGGTATGGTTTTCAGTACGGAGCACGTACACCATTACCGAGCAATCACCCGAGGCGGAAAGGAGCTAAAAGGGCATACAAAGCACGGAAAGCAAACCCGATAACTAATTACAGCCCGGCAGCAACCCGGCGCAAAACATTGAGCGGGCTTACCGGCAACCTGAAAGAAAGCATTACATACCGAAAAGCCGGAAACCGGGTGATTGTATTTTCTAACCTGCCCTATGCCCGCGTGCATAATGAAGGTGAAACGGCCAAAGTGTTGGGCAAAAAGTCTGTTAAGATGCCAAAACGGCAATTCATGGGAGACAGCCAAAAGCTTAAAGATAAAATAACACGTGAACTGGACAGAGATATTAATCACATTTTAAAAGGATAACATTATGATTGCAACACTATTTAAAAGCATTGCGGACAGGCTTGAAAGCACAATGCCTGAGCTAAAAGACATACAATTGTTCAGCGGACAATATGAGAACCCTGAAGAAAATATGCCCATTAACCCGCCGGCAGTGTATGTTGAATTTGGTGAAATTGACTGGTCTAATTTGGGCAACGGCAGCCAACAGGGTAATTTTACTTTGAGGCTGCATTTTGTAAGCCAGCATATAATGCCTGCATACAGCAAAAATAAACCAGGATTGCTAAATTATTACGATGTAAACGTATTGCAACAAACAGAAAAACTACACAGGGCGTTGCACCAATGGGCACCATTAGACAACGAAGGGAACCCGATATGCCAGCCGCTTATGCGTAGCCGTACCATCCCGGATACACGCCCGGATGCGTTGCATATCTGGATAACGGAATTTGTAAGCATGGGTATTGATAATTCTGCCAATCCTTATAATAATATGATAAGTATAGAAGCCGAAGCGAAAATTGATATGCAATAAAATTGGGTCCGATGAGACTGAGGGTTCGCTTTTAGTAAAACGGACATTCTTGTCCGTTTAAGATTAAATGTACCATTTTGCCAAGTTCAGCAAAATGGTACATTTTTAATTTAATCATAATTTCCCTGTACAGGGTTTAAAAGGTTTTTATTTGCTTTTTTCTATCCGCTTTTCTTTAGATTCGTCTGAAGTAGAAAGCTCATTTATTTTACTTTCAAGGTACTGGATTGTTCCGTTGTGCATCGCAAGCAACTCGCGGATTCTCTCACGCTCTGCATGCATTGATTGCAAATCTGCCGTAAGCATTTCAATTGTTTCTTGTTTTGTTCCTTTCATGATTTTAGTTTTAATTTATTCACTTTTTTCGTGCCCGCATATCGTACATTTATAATAGGTATAATTGTGGTCGCGCCCTATTTTTTCGTAATTGTGCGAGCAAATTTTCTGAATGGATTCAATGGCATTATCGATATCTGTAATGCGTTGCACGTGTTGCTGGCGTTCGTTAAGCAGCTTGTTAATGTAATCTCTCATCATCATTTGGTATTATTTCAAGTTGAATTGTTTTTGCGATGTTCATTTCTATTTTTGCCCCCTGGCTATACTTCCAGTCATCAAGAGGACTTACCGCAAAACATTGTACTAAATTGCCGATGCTAATTCGCATAGCTTCGTGCCAGGGTGTGTTTTTTGGCACTATTTTCATTGGATTAACTGCCATAAATCCAAGGTTGTTTAACTCTTTTTCGCGTTGATTAAATTTTCTCTTACATTGTTCATAGGGTTCGCCGGATACTTTACCCACAATATACACAGGTTTGCCAAGATTATTACTCAAAAAATTAGAATAATTTACCTCAATTTGTTTTTTGAAAGCTTTGTCCGAGAAGATAAGATTTTCCACTCTGCGAACCGATGAAATTACCGTTGCATGATGACAGTTTGTTAGCCTGGCCGTATCAACATAGCCCATTCCTGATTTTATACACAGGAATCTTACCACATGCCTGGCTTCAACGATATCCCTTTTTCTGCTTTTTCCTAATATATCTGTTTCAGAAACAGAGGTAACGCCAATTACTTTTGATAGAATTAAATTAAACTTATTTGTTTTCATCGTTTACTTAGCCTTACATGTATTTCTTTCAATATATTTCGCATCTCTTCTGTTTCCTCTGGCGTAGCCTTGCTTTTTCTGATTACATAAATCAGATTAGCAGCTATACACAGATAAAATAATATTATTAAAACAAGTCTCATAGCTAATTCATTAACATTAAGTGTTTCTCATACTCTTTTCTTTTACGCAATTTAGAAGCTATACTTCTAAGTTTAGGAATTAATTTATTAAGTTCATCAACCGAAAGTTCGTATAATAACTTACCGGCAATTCGTTTATCCAACAAAAAGGCATTTACACGGCTCCAATCATTATTTGTTGCATAGATGCCCATTTCGTTAAGAAGGGTAAGTACCTGGCTGCGCAGCTGCCGCAATTTAGTATCGGGGCTTAGCTTTTGCATCTTCATCTGTTCAACACGGTCAACGAGCTGTATCAGTTCGCTGTCTGTTAAAAAGCGGGCACTGTCAACGCCATAGCTTGCCAACAAATCGTGCTTGCTGTGGGCTATGCCCAACTCGTTGAGCATAGCGTGCAGCTTACGGTATAATTTGTTTCGCTGTGAAATAACCATGGCTAAATACTTGAAAAGTTTAAATCGATTACCCTATAATCGCCGTCTTTTTGGCGTTCAGAGATACGAAAATACCTGCGTGATGAAGGGCGACGAATAGCGCTTTCTATATCTTCCATAGCGCTTTGGTAAAGCTTGTCTTTTATTTTCCCCCTGTATTTCAACAGATTCATGATTTTTTTTGCGTCGAGCTGCCCCTTGCTGGTTTTAAAGGCATCAATTACCAGTTCTTTTATGAATTCGGTTTTGCCCGAAATGTTATCGGTTAAAAACTCGTTGAGTTTTTCTCGTGCCGAGGTAATCAGCAAATCATCGAAAATAACCCTTTCGTTTATAGATACTTCTACTTTTATACTTCTGTCGAAATTATACCAGGTAAAATTGCCTTTGCGATCGGTTGATATTTCTTTTTCGCTTAAAAAGCTTTGATATACTTCATCGCATATATCTGAGATAAGCTTTTTATAAATTTTTAGTTTACCATGTAAAAATTTTGCCTCTCGCAATAATTTTGCCGACTTTGTTTCCATCAACCTTTCGGTTTTTGTGGTTCTGGAGTAAGGAATCTTATTCCCGCTCTCGTCAAACCAAAACTTCTGAGATGAAATTTGATGTGCCATGTTACTTTTGTTTTAAGAGTTCGTTTTTTTCTTCTTTTAAATCAGCAAGATTCTGCTTCATTTGGTCTGTATCGGCTTTTACAGCCGAGTAGGTTCGTTTGGATCTGTTCATTGGATCCTCAAGCCATTTAATTCGTTTGCCAATAAGAGCTCCTAATGCTCTAATTTCGGCATCAATTAATGGCAGATTTCTTGTAATTGTTTTTACCGTCATTTTTTTAGTTTTAAGAGGTTTTAAACGTTTTTTAAATACCATGTAAATGGTAATTTATTTATCAGCGTAATATCCATATCGCTTTATGATGCTGTAAATGGTGCTCTCTGACAGCCCATATTCATCAACAAGCAATTGAATAGCATAATCAAATTGCAGGTTTCTTTCGATTACCATTTTTTCAAACGCATCTCTAATTGCCTTGTTGCGCTTCTTTTTGGCTTCTAACAATCGATGGTTGTACATAGGCTTTAGTTTTTAGTCCAGTATTTTGATGCTCCTGTTTTCCAAATTTCAAATGGTTCTCCACCGCCGTATCGGCTTTGGGCAAATGCCCTGTAACCTTCAACCCATATTTTCACAAAAGCATCAAAACGGATGCTTTCGGCTACGCTGCCGGCAGGTTCTTTACCTCTGGCATGCGATATAAACACAAATAACTTATTTGGATATTTTTGCCTCAGCTTTCGGTACTCATCATAACCTAAGCCGCTGTACTGCAAGCTGTCGATAATAACAAAGCGTATTGCCCTGTCTTTTTCCAGCCGCTCATTGAGTTCATCCATAGGCTCACCATCAATAAGCCAAAAATTACGATTTACCTGTACCATGTTTATGCGTTCAATAGCGTTGGCCATAGATAAACTTATTCCTTCTTCCAGGCTGTTGTATATTACTTTTCCAAATTTTGCCAGGTATTTTGCAAGCTGTAAGGCAAACGATGTTTTACCATTGCCTGAATTGCCCCAAACTATCCAGGTACCCCGCACTTCGGGTTGGCCAATGCTGGCTTCAAATTCACCGGCAAAGGGCAAAACATTAAAGCTTCGTTTTCTTAAACTGGTTACG